AATTCCTACTTTTTTTTATTTTAGACAAAAATAGACCCCTTATAGAGGTCTAAGATTAATTTAATATAAATATAATTATTATCCTAAACTTCCGCCTAAATCTTTAAATTTCTGTGCTAAATTTTTCTTTACCAATGTTTCTCCTGTTTTCATTGTTTGTGTAGTCTGCCTTCCTTGAGTTGTTTGTGGTTCAAAGAAATCAAACTGACCGTTATTTGTGTTAATTTTACTAGGTAATGTAATACCATCTGGACCAAATCTATTTTTAATAACATGTCCTCTACCAGTTCCAGATAATTTATCTTCAACTTTTCTTGATAGTGACATTAAAAAGTCTGCAACCATTACTTTACCATATGACGATGCAATTTTGTCTGCTTCAATAACATCATCTTCCAATGCAGATCTACCTGCTTGAGATGCTGTCCAAACCGGAACATTGTATTCTCCGGCCATTCCTCTCATTTCTTCATATAATTCTTCTAAAGCTTCGTGCTTATCTTTTTTAGTATTTACTTTTAATAAGTCACCATAATCAATTACAACTAAATCTGGTTTATTTCCTAACATAATTGTTTTTTCAATATGTGCTTTTATTCCCATAACACCGGTAGACTTTGTTGGATAATATTTTATAATTAATTCTCCAGAAAGTGTTTCTAATTTTTCTTCTATATCAGATGTATAATTTTTTAAATTTTGAGCAGCAATACCAGTTACTACTGAATCATATCGTTGACCTACATAATTATCATTTAATTCTAATGTATAATGTATAACTGTTTTGCCTTTTTTAACTGCATTTGCACCTATATTTATAAGCATCCATGATTTTCCAATACCAGCTGGAGCCATCACTACTCCTAATTCTCCTGCAGCTAATCCTCCATCCATTAAATCGTCAATTACATCCCAACCTGTACTTATAGTATCTCTAGCTGACTCTGTATATCTTGCTACTACATCTTTTTTATATTCATGTCCAATATCAGTATCAGCTCCAGCTTTCATTGCTCCATCAATTTTGCTTTTTATTTCATCGTAATTACCCATTTTAAGTAAATTAACAGAATCCATAATTGCACGCTTTATTTCTTGATTCTTGCAAAACTTAAGTATTTCATCTTTTACAAAAGTCAGGTCATCTGACTCCATAAATCTAAATACTTCTTTTAATTGTTCTAATATTGCTGTTTTTAGAACATCATTGTCTATCTCTGTAACTTTAACTTTTAATACGTCTTTTGATGGGGGAGTTTTATATTCACGAAAATGATCTAATACTACTTCTAACAACCAACTATTTGCATCTGATTCAAAATAATCTGCTTGTATAATATCAGCAATTTGTTGAAGAAATGTTCTATCAACGAACATTGCTGCTAAAACTTTTATTTGAAACGACCAACCATACTCACTTAACTTATCTGTCATAAATTATTATATAAAAAATAATTACTAAATCCAATTATTTTGTTTTTTGTGCAAAAGCACTCAATGATAACCAAGTATTGTTTAACCAATCCGGCATATTTTTCATAACTGACCACATTTTATCTTCCATAAATAATTTTCTAAATTCTATTTTATCTAATTCTGGTATTTGTGATTCCATTATTCTTCTAATATTACTTTTTGTTTGAGCTGGAATGTCTAATAGTTTTAGATTCATTAGTCTCCAGTTGTCAGAAATAATATTCTGATTATCTAATATCTTTTTATATGTTTTAGACTCATCTATTTTATCATTACATGTTTCCCATAAAGTGTCTAATTTATATTCTTGTTCTAAATTTAACTTAGGAACATGTTTTAATAATGTTTTAGGTCCTATTCCATTTACTCCTGGTATATTATCTGATTTATCACCAGTAAATGATCTATACATAACATAGTTTTTAGGATGTACCCCAAATTCATTTAATATACGTTCTGTATCATACATTTTCTTTTTAATTGGAGACCATATTTCAATTTGATTATTAACTAATTGATAAAAATCACGATCTGTTGATACAATTGTAATTTTTTTACTTTTTGCTTCATACATTTGAGTAATATATGCAATAGTATCATCTGCTTCAATTCCATCCATAGATAAAAATGTAACTGGTAATGCATCTAAATATGATACTAGTCTACTAAATTGATGTCTCATAGCTTCTTGCTCATGTTCAATGCTAGGCATATGATGATCATGTCTTCGTAATCTTGTTTTATTAGCTCGATTACCTTTATAATCTTTATAAATCTTTTTTCTTCGCTTAGATCCACCAACTCCATCAAATACAATAATGCATCTAGAAGGCTTGAAATCTCTAACACATTTTCCAATGCTATATAGAAATCCAGTAATACCTCCTATATGTTCACCATCTTCGTTAGTTGAAGGAGTTGCTGAAAATGATCTAATAAAAGTATTGAGTCCGTCAAAAATCATAATATGATCGTCAGGACTCTGATTAATACTTTCTTTTTCTTTTTGAAGTTGTTTAAATAATTCTTGGTATTTGTTCATTATCCTTCTTCGTTTATAACTTCTTCGTCGACTACTACATCGTCAATACCGCCATCAATGCCAGCACGATATTTAAAAATATATGCTTCGCAAATTCTATTATACAATCTATCTTTCATTTCAGGATTTTGTATTACCTTTTCCATAAAATCTTTACTTTGAAATTTAATAGTATCTAGAACTTCTCCAGTATCTGGATCAACATCGTCTAACGAATACCAAGCTCCTGATTGAGAAACTAATTTAAAATTCTTCATGATATTTAACCAACCACCATAGTTGTCAATTCCACTATCATAATATATTTCATAATCAATTTTTCTATTAGGAGGACCCATTCTATTTTTCACAACATGTACATTGGTTTTATTTCCAACTACTTGATCTGCTCCATTCACTCTAGCTTTAATCATTCCGGTGTTTTTCAAACGAAGTCTAACTGATGAGTGAAATGGTAATGCTTTACCACCTGCAGTTGTCCATGGATCTCCAAAAGATACGCCTAATTTAGTTCTTAACTGATTAGTAAAGATTAAACATATTCTTTCTCTAGCTATCCAATTAGTAACTTTTCTCATAGCTTTACTTAATATAATAGATTTAGAAGTTGCATATCCATCCTTATCATATTCCATTGCCATTTCTATTTTAGTAGATGCACCCATTACCGAGTCGACTACTATAGTTACTAATCTATCTTTATCAGACTTTCTAACATTTTCAACAATAGTCTCAATAGTTTCAAATATTTCTTCTATTGTTTCTAATGGAACATAAAGCATAGTTTTTAAGTCTACGCCAATTGCTGTTAAAAATTCTGCACTACTAGCTGATTCTGTATCAATATATACTGCTAATCCGCCTCTTTTTTGTGTCTCTGCTAAGGTGTGAGCTGCTAACAAGGATTTACCCGAAGCCTCTAGTCCTGTTATTTCGGTAATTCTACCAACAGGAAAACCTCCATTTGCACGATTTGAAATAGCTAGATCTAACATTGAACATCCAGTTGATACCCATTCATTAACATTTGTAGGAGCATCTTCGTCACCATCTAAGAAAAATGCTGACTTATAATTTTGTCCTTTAAATTGTTTATTGATACTATCTGCAAGAGTTGCAGCTAACGAATCTTCCAGTTCGCTCTTTTTCTTTGCCATATAACTGGTCCTTTATTAATCGTTAAATAAATCGTTGAATGCTTCAGCTACATCTGTTTTTTTAGTAACAGTTTCTGTTGCACTTGTTTGACTAGTAGATGTATCTGCTTTTGTAGTTGTAGTATCAGAGTCAGCACTTTCTGGATTCATCCAATCATTTAATGCTTTTTCTAACTCTTCATACGTTGGTTCTGGAAATAAGTCAGTAATCTTAGGTTGATCCATTATTGATTTTGCAATTGCTTTATCTTCAGTCGCAGCTGATGTATTTGGCTTAACTCTAATAGCAGTTTTTGGATATTGTCCTGGCCCTTCTGATGGGGTAAATTCAACATCGATATCTCTACCATTCATTAAGTCGGTAATATCACCATAATCAGGATCAGCTATAATAGATAATAATTCAGAGTAAATAGTCTTACCGAATCCCCAAAATTTAACGCCTTCTGATTCTTTACCTCTTACGATAACAGGAACATAAGTTCTCATTTTAGGTTCTATTTTTCTACCCATAACCCAATCATCCTTATCGCCAGTTTTCTTTAACTTGTCAGCAAATTCAACTACTGGATCTGCATTGCCGAATGTTATTGGAGAGAGCATACTTCTCTTTGCAATATCATAATGGAAATACATTTCTAGGAAAGGGTTTTCTTTTCTGTGAACGTAAGGGACAATTCTTACTCTTTGCTTACCAGGTTCTGGTCTGAAATAATTATTTTTTCTGTCGTTGGTTGTTGTTAATTGGTTAAGTTTTGCCTTTATGGCGTTTAAGTCTAAACTCATATTGTATCCTTTAATTGTTTAATTGTTATTATTTGTTTATTTATTAATTATATTATAAGTAATTAATTCGTTAATTCAAAGTTAATTGTGTAATTGTTTAATTTTTTTATTGTTTAATTTGGTATCCAAGTCTTTGTAATGATTGTCTAACTGTAGGAACATTTACTCCGCCATGAAAATTTTTATCATATAACTCATCGCCGACATCATCAATATAATCTTCTACTGATCTTTTTAATATCTGAAATACTTTATTTAATGTGTTAATATCTTTGATTGCAGCAAATACGCTTTGTATAGCTGCTTCTGAATCATTTCCTAACCCTATTCCGGATGTAGTAATTGATATAGCCGGTGCATCTGCTATTTCTAATATTTCTGCCATTCCTGCAGCATCAACTTGACCAGACTTTAAAGCTTTATACATGTCAGCCATAGTTTTGTATAATGATTGTTCTTGAAGATTTTTAGTTCTAAATCTTCTCATATTTTCTTGCAATTTACTCATTATTTTTCCATTTTTTCTAATGTGTCAATATCAAAATCTTCTAATTCTCCATGAAATGCCATTGATCCTTCCATTCCCCATTCATTACCACCATCGTCAGCTCCCATTAAGTAGATTGCTTTTTCATATCCATGATCATCAACTTCATCATAATCATCAAATTCTATATCAAATGGAGTACTTCCGTCTATACTAACTGTTATTGTAAGATTTGTACCACTATCCATTTTTGTATCTTTTAATTCAATTCTTGGTTGATAGTTTTGATTGTCTGTATATTTTAAATCTGTACGAACGTTTCCGTCTTTGTCTTTTAAAACTTCTTTTACCTGATCGGTTACCGCTTCTTGAGCTTTTTTCTTGTTATATTCTTTTTGAACATCTTTTAATGTAGGTAAAGATCCATTTGCTCTACGTTCCCACGCATATGTTTCTTTTAATAAGCTTTTTAATTTAATCATGATAGTATTTTCTTTATTACATATATAAATATAGTTAAAAATTAATTCTTTTATAAAATACCAAATCTACTCTACGATAACCATTGTCATCAGTTAATAAAAAAGAATTTTCAAATGCTTCCCATGGTAATATCATTGTTTTATCTAATATACCATTGTTTAAATCTTTGATAACTTCATTTAATGCATTAACCGTATACAATGTGTTAGTTTCTTTTTTTCTGTGAATTGATATTGTATTTTTACCACGATATCCGTTGTCTTCGGCATTAAATGTGCAATACAAATCATTTCTATTTTCATAGTTTGAAAATACAAATATTCTATTTTCTGGAATTTCAAAGTTTTGTTTGATATATTCTGTAACTATGTCTAAGTTATTTTTATGTGCAAATGTGCACAGTAATTGTGTCCTCACTTCTTATCCTAATTTTGATCTAATTGATATGGTTTATTATTAGCACTATGATTTGTTAATCTAAAACGATATTGACCTTGTGAAATTTGATATATAAGAAAATCAGAAGGATTAGATAAATATGGTTTTTGATCTTTAGCTTCTTTTAAATAATATATAACTCCCAATACTCCTTCAAAAAATGTATGTTTAACAGTATTTAATTCCTCTATAAAAATTCTTGGATTTTTAATAAATTCATTAAATTCAATTCGTTTAAACCAAATTTGTATATTTTGATTTACATTATCAATAGCATCACCAACATTAATATTTGCTGGATCGGCTTCCCCGGACTTTAATTCAATATTATCAGCATCTGTATCTGATATCCAATATGCTTTTTCTTTACCTCCAGTTTTAACAACTAATCTGGTATCTTTTACATCACTATCAAATTTTGTTTGATAAAATAATTGGTTTAATTCTTTAAATCCTTCATACCAATTATGAAATAACATTAATTTCCATTCATTAGCACTTTTTATTTTATTCATATCAGCAACGGATTCAAATCTAGATTCTAATATATCAATTAATTTTTTTACTAATGGTTTTGATCTATCATCTACCATTGGTATTAATTCATCGCCAGGATCTCCTATGTTTGAAAATGGAACAATAATATCATTATAAAATTTTATAATTTTTGGAGCAAAATCAAAAGCAAATGCCATTCCTTTTTTTGCTGGTCTAAAAGCTTTCTTTTCTAATTCTTTAACTTCCCATTCGCCATTTGGCATAACAATATCATGTCGTTCAGTACCGCCCGGGCCAGAATCTTTTACTGCTAATAATGTCATCATTTCGCCTCGTCCCATTCCAGATGCAGCTCCTCCAGGTATAACATTATAAAATTTTCGAAATGGAATATATCCTTGTTGTATAAATGATTCAATTGAATGTATTCTAAAATTTTTTGAAAATTCTTGTTTCTCTGTATCTGATAATCCGGAATATATAGTTATGATTATATTAATTAAATCATTAGGTATTTTTATATCTGATAATCTTGATCTTAAATCTTCTTCTGATAAAAGTTGTGTATTTGTTAGCTCCGGTGATTGTTCATGTAATCCTTTTGCTA